ATACGCTTAAAGTGTGTTCTGTTTAGCATGTCCTTAAACTGCCTATATGCAAATCGCTCTGTAGCAATTGGAGCAGAGAAACTTAATACATCAATAACATCATCTGGATTTAGTTTTTGCTCTATTCTAACTTTTGTTCTGTCATCAGTAACATGATAATCTAAACTAGGTATTAGCAATTCTCCGTTTACACTTATCCAAACATATTGTGCATCTATTACAGGTTTGCGTAATAGAATTTCACCTGTTGTTAGTCTATGATATGTAGAATACTCTTTAGATCCTGCTGTAAGTAAACTTCTAGCAGCAACTTCATAATTTATACGCTCAGAATTTAGTATATCATGGTTAGTAAATGTAATTAATTCTATACTAACATCATATCCTGGTGTATCTACAAATGTAATAACATTGTTTGTTATTGTGTACTCACCGTCACCTACAATATAAACTTCTAGTATATCACCTGGTTTTCCAACTCCAGGTTGTAATTCAATAATACTGTTACTACTATCAAATACCCATTGATTAGGGAAAGTAATTGCTTTGCCGTTAATAAATGGTTTAACATTGTTTTCAACATTCGAAATACTACCGCCTGGTTTTTGGAATAATTCTAATTGATATTGACGTTGTCTATCTTGTGGAATTGTAAATTCTGCATTATAACCCGGATTCAATACTTTATTGCCTACTTTTACAAGCATCTTGTATTCTAATGGTGTTTGATATAATGGTGTAGAAGGTAATGTAAACGATACTGTGCTGCCATCACCTATTAGACTTGATCTTGCCATTTGACTTACATTAATAATAGTGTCATCTGCAAATATTACATAATCAATTAATGCACCTGTGCTAGGTTCAGATTCAAAACGTATTACAGTATTGCCGCCAAAGTTTGGAAAACTGTCATCAGCTTCTATTAGAATTATATCTTGCTTTATGCCATTTATTGTAACATATGCTGACATACTTTCTTGGTGCTTAACAGCAGTTAAATAATCAGCTGTGTCGCCTGTTGCAACAAAACGTCCTGTATCGAGTACATTTTGTTGTCCAGTTCCTACTGCAACAACACTTAATACTTGATTAACTGCTAAGTTTGCACTATCAAGTACTAATTTATTATTTGTCCAATCAATAGTATATTCACTTGGGCTTAACAATGTATTATCAAGTTTTACAAGAATAGAATCAACACTTGCTGGAATAATCTTAAGATCAAACTCAGTATCGTTAGCACCCAACACAAATGTTTGTGCATATATCATGCCTTGACCGCCAGTTTCTCTTTCGTATACTTGTATGTCTAAACTATCAATTAACTGTCCTGGAACTAACTCTTCTGTACCTTTTGATGTTGTTGGGGTAACAAATCCATCACCGTCTATAATAATTTCTTCTGCTGCAATACCTTTTGCAGTTGAATATGCTAAGTCGCCGCCGCTTAATGCAGTGTCAAAGCTAAGATCATCTGGTTCAAAACTTCCGTCACTAGTTTCTTTTCTTATAATGATACTATCACCATCTTTTACAGTAATACCTAGTTCATCTAACTCAATTATATCAGTAGTACCATCGCCGATAAGTGTTTCTATCCATGGTCCGTCGTATGTTGTATCTGAACTATCAGGACTAGCACCATCTATTCTTGTATATTCTGTTTCGCCAAGAAGTCTTACATAAACATTGTAGTTAGTTGCTGCTTCTAATGGCTGTCCTAGCTTTATACTAATAGTAGATCCATCAAATATAAACACTTCATCTTCAAATGTATTAATATATGAGTCCCAAGTTGTTGAGTACCAAGAATCACTATCCCATCCACTTGGACCAGTAAATTCAAAACTACGTACCTGAACACCACCATAATCAATGCCGTCCATTAATTGGTTAAGTTCTTTACCTAACATTCCTGAAGTAGGATTATAGAAAAAGTTTACTCTATCTTGTGCATGTAACATGTCAACACTTTTTTCGTATTCGACAGTTATTACTGCTAAGTTACTAGGTGGTGTAGTGAAGTCAATTACGCCTTGTAATCTTGTATACGACTTATCATTATTTTCTTTATTGTAATATGTATATTCACTTCTTAATGCTTCTTCACCATCTACGCTAATTTTAACTTTTGTAGAATTATTTGCAATTGGCCATTCTAAGTTATATGATGTCTTGAATCCTGTTCCAGCAAATGTTTCTGCAGTATCAAGATCCATTATATACATACTGCCTGACGTTCTGTCAAACTTAACTTTCATTAATGCAGTTCTAATTAAACTATTACCAATTATTACACTTGCACTAGCTTCAATACCGCCTGATGCTTGCGAACCTTGTATTGTAATAGTTGGAGCAGATATATAGCCACTTCCTGGATTAGTAACTTCAATTTTAGTAATTGCGCCACGTCCAAGGTATGCTTGTGCTGTTGCACCAGAACCGCCACCACCTTCAATTATTATTTTAGGTGTAAATGTATACTTACTTCCTGGATTAGCAATTTCAATTGATGTAATTTCATATCCAACATTATCAGTAAAGTCCTTGCGAGGAAATTCATTAAGTTTAGTATTATTAGAAACTACAACATCATCAACTACCTTTATAATTGGAACTGTTATCTTTTTAGAAACAGTATCATAATATGCAGGAACATCAAAATCACTAATTTTACTATTTGACTCGTCAATTGCTTCATAGTTACTTACGAATTCTCGTATAGATGTTTTAAATGGTTTTGCTTCTTTGATATATGCTTCATAACTAGGTAATGTATCGTTATTAAATGTAATATCCTGCTGTAGAACTCCTAAGTTATGTTTTGCCTTTACAAAACTTGTCTTAAATGCCCAGTCAACATATAGTTGCTCAGAAAATACATAACGTAAACTTGCAAACCATAAGTTGTTGTATTCAATTTCTAATTCATCAACAAATATATTATCTCTAATAGTGTTTAGAATAATTCTTAATTCTTGTACAGGCTGATTATCATAGAAATAACTGTCAAAACTTCTTACATCATAACCTAAACTATTGTTTAATAAATCATAAAGTGAATTATCAAAGATAATAGTACCGCTTTGTCTACCAATTGTTTCATAATTTATTGTAAAGTCTTCTGTATCTTCGTTTGCAACTTTTCTAAGTAACAGCCAACCGCCTGTTCCTACAGAACTAATCTTAACAATATCGCCAATTTTGTTTTCCAAGCCGTAAAGTTCATATGTTCCTTGTAGACTATAATCAATATCAGTAAATTCATTATATCCGTTAGCATACCAATCTGCGTATGACCAAAATAAAGACGTATCAAATTCTTGTACACGTTTTCTAAACCATTCTTTAGAAGAATTATCCCAATCATATATTGACCACTTACCATATACAGTCGAATCTGTAATTACAAGTACTGATAATTTTCTAACAAGTAATCGTGTTGCATTAGTGTAATTTTCACCTTGATTAATAACTTCTACACTAGTAACTTGACCTAAATTATTGATAAACGTTTGTATTTCTGCACCAGTACCTTGTCCTACTATCTCTACTGTAGGACCTTTTCTAATAGTATCAGTCTCAGGATTAAAGTTAATATCTTTATATCCTCTTCCTGGCTCTGTAATTTCAACTGATCTAATTGCACCGTTTGAAATAACTGGTGTAAGCTGTGCTTGTACAATTTTACTTGTACCTATAAACCGCAATTCTTCAACTGTGTCAATTTCAAAGTCATATAAATTTGTAAATTTGCTTGGTATTGACTGTGAAGATGTTAATGGCGATAAATCAAAATCATCAACAATTAGTTTTTCTGCTAATACTAAGTTTACTCTTTCAATAACTTGCTTTAGTGCTTCAGTTTTGTTTACAAACATACCTTGACGGGGACTAAATCTGTTACCATACTTTAATTTAACTGGTAAATTAGGATCAGGTACTTGACGCATTTGAGCATCATAACCAACTAAGCTATCAAACCACTTTTGTTCAATTTCTGGATTTAGTTTGCTTGTTTCTAAACCGTCACTCATAATTTGATACTGTGTATGAACGTTTTGCTCTCTATCATTATTAGCAAGCCATCTAACATTTAGTACAATATCTTTATCATTTAATAAACTGTCACAGTTATGAACAATAAATCTGTCTTGTGCTAATAGTGCTACATGCTTATAACCATTTCCTGCAGGATTTTGTATTAAATTTCCTATATCTAGGACTGATAGCTTTCTATTCGTTGAATTTTTCGGAACATCTGTTTTACGTGTTACCCAAAAGTAGAACTTACTACCAAAAGTCTGTGTTGCCGAATCATAATTAACAACTTGTGTATACTGTGCATCTGAATAAACTGTTTGGCCTGTTATGCCTGCTTGATATCCAATCTCAGTTTCACTTAATTCGTCCCACTTAGCTGGTGAATAATCACTTTCTACCCATTCGTGTACTGAAACTACGTAGTCTGGCATCAATTTATTGAAGTTGTTTTTTTGGAATGTTATATCACCTTGGTAAGCATTTATAAATTTACTTAAACTAATATCATACCATACACTACCAACATAGTTTGCGCCCCATGGATCACCTTCATCAAACATTCCTTCAAGTGGAGTAACATTATAACGTGCCGGATCATAAGGTACTTTGTAATCAATTTCTTGTTCGGCAGGACCGGGCAGTTTGCCCTGTATAATGTCAACATAATCTAAATCTAGTACCTTTTGATTAGTACGTTTGTTGTATAGGAACATTCCTTCTATTAATTTGATATCAACTGTATCTACTGGACTACGTATTATGTTCCAAGCCGACTTGTTAAATGGTTTTCTATAGTCAATTATTTCGCCTTGGTAAGTATCTTTCTCTATTCTTGGCATACCAACATATGTATGATTGTCATTTATAACAAGTACTTCGCCAAATGTTTGTGTTTCGCCTGTGTAGTTGAATCTTTCTGCAAATACAAAACTATCATTTAAGTTTTCAAATACATATACAACTCCGCTATTAACCAATACGTTATTAAACGTTGTAAATCCTGAATCATATGTAGTTGTTGGTTCAGTATTACCTACTATCGTTCCATCAAATGTAGTTGGCGATGTAATGTCACCATTTTTGCTTGTAATTACAATTTCATTTTTAGAAAAGTCAATGTTAAATCCAAATAATTCTGACTGTTCGTTATTTGGACTTATCAGTGTTTGAGAAAGTTCAAACACACCTGCTGCATTTTCTTTGTATACTAGTACTCGACCTTGATCAATATTAATACTATCATTATACGGTTCGCTTACTGCAAAGAATTTACCGTCATCACTAACTGCAATATCATGATATATACCGTCTTTGGTTAATGTATCTTCAAGCATTTGCTTAAACATATATTTTGTACCGTCTAATTTATAAATGCCAATTGTAGCAATAGTATCATCAACTGTAAAGTTAGTAATATAGATTCCTTCAGCATACTCGTCAAGTGCTAAGTATTCCCAAGTACTATCAGCTGTGTCAGCTGCTAGAGTTGCATCACGCACAGTTTCATCATTAAACAATGTTGAACTGATTCTAAATGTTGTGTCGCTTAGAATACTATGAACATAATATGTTTGGTTTTCAGCTAGTGGGGACTGGGCAGCAGCATTGGATGAATCAAGTTCATTTGGTATTCTAACTCTAACTGGCATACCAATATAAAGCCATGCTGTTGAATCAATTGTAATAGTATCAGCATCAGTATCAATTGACTCTACTTTAGCTTCAACTGAATGTTCATTTAATACTACTAATAGTTTTCCGTCTTTGCTTAGATCAAAACTCTTTGCAAATTGTGTCAACGGCCATTTAGATTCAAATAACATTTGTGATTCGTATAATGTGTTATTAGTTTCTGTTGGTAAGTAACCTAAATAATCTTCGCCACCTGTAACTATTTCCCAATCGTTAGTGCTAAATGGCTGTGTGCCATCTACTTTAGTTTTTGCTTTATAAAGTTTTAGTGTACTATCGTCATCTGGATCAGCATATTTTACAAGTTCTCCTGGTGCATAATCTAGTACAGGATCGTTTTGGAATAATCCTCTATAATCATCGTCCTTGCCGTATCTCCAACTTATTCTATTCCAGTAAGTAGTATTTCCTATGTCAATTACAGGTTCAAGTTGAGGTACATCTCTTTTTGCTTCATAAAACTCTCCTTGATACTCAACTATTACACCTTGTTCAAATGTATTAAGGGGTCCCCATTCGCCAAAATAGTTATCGGCTTTGTCAACAGGTACTCCGTGTTTAATAATTTCAAGTTGTCCGGTTCCTGATGTACTAGAAACAAGCAATGTATAATCTAAGCCTGATTGTACTAGTTTAAGTTTTGTACCGTACCCTCTATTATCACTAGCTCTTTCACTAACAAAACTATCTACGTATCTAAATCCTGAAGTGCCATTAAATTTAAAGATACTTATTGTACCTTCATTAACATTCTGTACTTGACCAAATTCGTCAACTGGTATACTATAAACTTGTGTATAATCTCTATTAAATGCATCTGGGTAGTTTGCAGGAACTTGTGCTCCTTGTTGAGCTACTGCATCATAGAACCAATATTCTTCGTCTACAATTTTGCTGTACTGCCAACTTGGATCTTCAGCAACTGGTGGTAATGATACTAATGGTAAATTACCGTCAGTATTTTCAAAGACCATTAATCCGCCAATTTCATTACCACCCATAGCAACATCTTGAAGCACACTATCAATTTTGCCCATTACTCTTCCAGGCTGTCCTGGGAATAACGTAGCATCAGGTTCTCTACGAATTTCATATCTACCAATATTGTTTAACTGTGACCAGTCGCCTGATATATTTTTAAGATAAACTCTTACTTTGTTAAAGTCTCTTTGATAAAATACAACTTCAGCTCGGCTTGTAGTTCTAGTACTTAAACTTAGTCCGCCAAAACCATCAAACGGTGTTTGTACATCTGTAACAATCGAGCCAACTAACGGTTCATATGGTAAATCATTTTGGAATTCTGTAAATTCAAAATCAATAAATCCATCCCAAATATCTGTTATTGTATGTTTTTTATTTAATTGTTCAAAAGTAAAGCCTGCAGAAGCAACATCAATAACATAGTTGTCAAGGTCATATAATTGTAATCTAACTTTAACATTGTTTCCTGTATCAGGATCTATTAATATATTTCCATTTATATCAGTAATTTTATTTTGATACTCGCTACTCATTCTTACTACAAATTTATCTGTAGCAAATGTAGTAGGAGTAGCTAAGTTTCCATTGTCACCTAAATATGTAAGGTTAATAATTTGTCCAGCTTGCTGCTGTTGACCTGTATAACTTCCTATACTACTAATTAAATTTTGTAAGTTAAAGTATTCAAAAATATTTCTATTATCACTTTGTCGCTTAACATCATTATATATTAAACCTGTACCAATTTCAATCCATGTAGAACCATTTTCATAAACTTTACTTACTGTTTTTTCAGCATCCGAATAAACATTAACTAACCAAAAGCCAGATAGTCCGTCAATTACATTATCTGCAAGTATATTATATGTTCCCATTATGTCAGCATCATTTACATATAAATCACCAAATGCATCAAACACACCGTTGACATTAGTTAGGTACATTACAACACTATCGTCTTGTGTTTCGATGTAATAAACTTCGCCGCTACCTGTTGGAGTAGTAACTGAATTTCCTATCTGTGGTAATATTGTAAACGTATCAACATATATTACTAAGTCAACTTTTTGTACAATAGTATGAGTATCACTAATATCTTCATATGTAAGTGTTCCGCTATCGCCGTCCCAAGGTAATGTTAAATCTAAAGTAGGGTTACTTCTAGAAAATCTGTTCCAAGTAAGGCTTACACTGTCGCCCGGCTCTGTTGCAAGATATGCTGTCTTCGGAGCTCTAATTAAGAAGTGATCAGTTGGTTTATCAATAAGACCAGGATTACCAGTAAGTAGTAAACTGATTAAACTACTATCAGCATCATCTTGACTTGCAATATCTGTATAACTGTTAAATGTATTAAATTCAACACTAGGTTGCTGAGGTATAATAGTTCTATTAGCTTTGTATAAGCCTTCTCTAAACGAAATTACATCATTTTTATTATATTCTTGTGTCGGTACAAAATCACCTTGAAATCTTGTTCTTATTTCTGCTGCGTCTGGAGTACCTACTGCTAAGAAATTGCCGTCTGGTGAAATTGCTATATCACTACCAAAGTTAATATCACGCTGTGTTATAACAAAACTATCAAAAATACCATTATTACCTAATGATGTTTCAATTGTTCCGTTGACTGAAATCAAGTTAGCACCTTCTACATTTAGCTGTCCTCGGACATTTTCTAAATAAACTGTGTTACCAGATGTTGTTTGTGATATAGTAGCTGTGCAATTTCCTTGTTTAAATTTGTGTCCTGCAACTACATTTACTGACTGTGATAATGTAAGCACTGCATCGTTAACTCTAATATTATCTGGTGGTAAAATAGTCTGTGTTAATACTAAGTTATTAGTTTCTACTGATCTTCTATAGTAATGAACTTTGCCATCGTTGTCATCAGATGCAGATACCATTAAGTTTCTATTGTCGTCACTAACTGAAAGAGCTACACCGTATTTTTGAAAGTTATCTGTAGAAGTTGCAGGATTAAAAATAACCTGTTGTTCTACATAATTCTCAGTATTTTGAATTACACTCCAACTCTTATCTAATTTGTCAATCCAAACTTTTTGGTTTTCATCTTTATAACTTTCGATAAGAGTATTCAACTCATTTATATCTTTTACTCGTACACTTCTAAATCTAGCAACCAGATAGTTTACATTTTCTATTGCTGATACTACAACTCCGTCTGGTAATTGTAGCACCATTGTGTCTACACTTACTTCTGAAACATACAAAAAGTTTAGAAGATTTGATGATGCTGCGCCATATATACCAACTACATCACCTTTCTTTATATCGCCGCCTACAAATTTTGTAGTATTAACTCTAACAAAAGGAGTTGTAGATCCAGTAATTTCGTCAGCACCTTCGTCTTCTGGTGTTATGCTAGTAATGTTGTAAGGTGTATCAACTAACTGGTACACATTCCAATCATAATCAAAACTAATATTATCATCAGTTACCCAAACATAATCGCCAACAGTAATTTGCGGAGTTTGAATTTTAAGTAGATCATCTTTAATTCTAACTCTAAACTTTATATCTTCAGTTCTAACATAACCAGCTGACTGAATATATTCTTTTACATCATCAATTTTAGGAAATACTTTTGATTGATATTCAGAATCTCTTGAATATACTTCGTATGGCTGTATTTCAATTGCTGTATCGCTTCTTGTAGGATTCTTAATATCTACTAGTTCAATTGGCTGAGGAGTAATTCTAAATTTAGATTCGTCTAAAATAAAGTCTACATCTTTATACTTAGAAGTAGCACCGTATTGTCCTAATTGTACAGCCCATTCTTCAAAGAACTCTAAACTATCTTTTTCAGCATAATTTAAAGCATCAAATAATTTGCTAAGTGCATTAACAGTACCTTTGTCCTGTATCATACCTTGATAAAATTTATATTGACTTACGTCATCATTTATAATATTAGCAAGATAATTTCTTGGTTGATAACCTATAAGATGTTGTGCAAGTTTTTGTTGCTCAATATCAAAGTTATCACTATCGAGATCATAAAAGTCTGCAAATTGATTAATTTTATAATCAAAGTTTACCATTAATTGGGACTCAGGCTTTTCTGCAAGTTTTTGCCAACTAGATGTTTGGAACAACTCACTTCCTGGAATGTTTACTAATGCTACATAATAAAACTCTTTATACTTTACAACATCGCCAATTACGTAATCTTTGTAACTATCCCATACAGTGATATTTGTGTCATCGTAAATAAACCCTGGAACATCCATTCCGCCAGCCCATTCGTCACTTCTGTATCCTACAACTTTAATACGTTCTTGCCTATAACCAGTTGCTGGATGGAAGATTGTATCTCCAAACTGTGTTGTATTATCTAGCAAACATACATGCTCTTTTTGTACTAACGGTAGTTGTGCTTGATATATGCCTTGTTCGGTATTCTTAAGAACCATTCCAAAACTATTTTGTTGTCTAATAGTATGGTCAAAATCTTTATTAATTTGGCGAGCATCTGCATCTAATATACTATAAGGATAAAAGTTATCAAATATATTATCAACTACTGCATAATCTTTCTTAAACTGTAATACATTTGCTGCTGGACTTAAACTGATTGCTGTGCCTGCTGCCCAGTTTTGTGTTGTCCAGAATAAAAATTCTTTACATGAGTATGTCCAGTCATCAACATCGTCTGTATTAGCATTAAAGGTATCAAAAACAAAACCTTGATCTTGTAAGTATTTTCCGTATCCTAGAAGAAAATCTACAACATCTTGACTTGTTCTAAGTTGTGTTCCGTAATTTAATTTTTTTATTTTTTTACTAAATGTTTTTCTAATAATTGCACGTTTGCCGCCTTCAACTGGAACTTCCGGTATTGAAACTAAATTATCAGTTGTAAATACTGTTGTACTTTCAAATCCTGTTGTTACTCTATAATAACGGCCTGCATTTTCTATAACAGCACCTTCTGTAAATCTTCTATTAGGTGTCCAAGATTCAAAAGTTTCACTAATGCCGCCGATAATAATTGTTCTATCTACTGTAGACTCAATATAAGGGTAATATGAAAAGTAAGGAGTATCAAATGCATATCCTCTTACAATAAATCCGCCGGATTGTTTTTCAATTGTTACACCACTATATATTTGGTTTTCTAAAGGTGAACTTGTATTAAATATTATTTGGTAATTTTCTTCTGGAACAAAAACATTACCTTGATTATATGGTGTTCGTGAATCTAATATTAACTTAAATTTAGACTTATCAGTAAATCCGCCGATCTTAAATCCAAGTTGATTTGTTAGTGTTGTTAATTCATCTTTATATTCTTGGTATATTGAACTTACGTTAGCACTTATATAACTGTATAGATAATTAATTAATCCGCTTGTTATAACTCTTTCAGTACCATTATAAGAGTTAGGAAATTGTATGTCTGCTAATGTAATAAATTTACCTGTAGTAGAATAAACATGTTGTCCTGCAAGGTTTGGAGTAATTCTAGAAAGATCAAAACATCTACCAAACAGCTCGTTAGGTTTATTTAGAACTAATCCAGATATAATAGCAAACGGATATTCACTACTACGTCTCCAAGCATTTTCAACAGGCGATACATCACCAAATTTAAACTTGTTTCTTGTATTTCTTGAAACATAATTTTTTGCAAAGTTTGCTTTCAAGGGTGAAACTATTTTACCATCAGAACCAACTGGGATATGCTTTAATAAATTAGGACGAGCATATCTTACATCGCGCCTAGTATTAGCAGGGTCTTTAATTAGTCCTTCTGAAATGTCTTCCCAAAGAATTAAGTTATCTCCTGTATACGGAGCCTTGCCATATGTATCTTCCCACCAAGTAGGTTTCACTGTAATACCAAGCATTTCCCAAGGATGTGTATGCGGACGATCAGTGTCGTATGCTTTTCTATATACGCCGCGCCAAAAACCTGGAAGTTCTTCACCATTAGGAGCATTCATATAAGAGTAATTAAACGTTAATTGATTACCTCTATCGTAGAAAGAGTTATCTGTATAATCTGCATCGACTAACTGTTGCCATTCAACAAAACTGCTTAGTAATGAACCATTAAAGTCATCATACTTAATACCAGTGCTTCTATAATATCCAGGAATATAGTCGTGTATATTAAATATTTCTTGATTGTACTCAAACTTAATATTATTAAAGATTCTTTTTTCAAGTTCTAATAACAAGTTATCTCTATAATCATCAAATGCAATAACTATAGATCCGTCATGTCCTTGTATAACTTTAGTTTCTTCTTGATAAGTGTCGTCTACAAAAATAGCTGGTTCATATTTTGGATATAATCCTAACTTAGTAGGTGTTGCTGGAATAAAGGATCCGTCAGTTGATTCCCATTCAACTATTTCAATCTCATCGCCAACATTTTGTTCTGCTATGATTAGTACAAACCCTTCAGTACTAAAGCTATAGTCAATGCCATTAGTTAGTAATGAACCATTTAAGTATACTTGTACAGATTTACTAGACAAAGCTGAAGCATCAAATGCTGATGTTAATTGATAAAAAGGATTTCTTGAATCAAGTACAGAGTTTCTAATAACATTGTTTGCTCCAGTAGGAACCATATCACTAAAGTAATACGGCATATTAGGAGTTTTATCTTTGTTTAATTCTTTTAATATTAAGTCAACATGTGTCCTTATTGGACCATCGTAACCTAATGTTTCTGCTGTTTGTAGAAATACTCTTTTGAATTTTGCATAATCATTTTTTGATTGCTTTAAAGATTTTACAATGTTAAAGTTTTTATTAGTTATATGATATCCTGCTAGATTCATAGGAGCAGTATGCTTTACAAATCTTTTACCGTATCTATTAACATTTTTTATATCACGTAAATTGCTCGGACCTGGATATATGCCTGAAAACGCATTTATATCTTCTACCATAGAATCTACATGATCAATAACTTCGCCTAATGTAAACTGAGTTATATCATCGTTGCTTGGGTTTCTTTCTAAATTAATCGGAAAATCGTAATGTCCGTTTTCATTTTTATCAGCTGTTGTTTTTACCCTTAATTCTAACACATCGTTTTCTAGTAAGTCTGTTAGAAAACGTACAAATACTCGGCCATTAATTCTGTCTAATTCATAATCTAAAAAATTACTCTTTAATTGTTTGTTAACATAAACTGCAACACGCAAGTCAGTAACATTTACTGCATTATCTACAACGTCTACTTCAAAGTTATTCTGTTGATCTATTGTAGATACATATTGTCTAATAATTTTCTGTACCATTTTAGTAGGAGTTGATTCCCAACTATTTTGGTAACTATATTCTTTATTATTATTATATTTTTTGAGGAATGCTGTATCAGTCTTTACAGTATAAAAGCCAGCAGCATCTTGATAAACAAATGTATCAGTAAGAAGATTAAAGTTAAATAATATATCTCCTGAATTTTCAATTGATTGATATTCTAATGGAAATCCTAGCTCACTATCTGCTGTTCCTTCACCTTGTGCATAACTGAATAATTTAGTACCTGCAAAATTACTTGCTTCATATGTTGTAGTATCTGAATAACTTACTTCGTTTGCATCAAACAAATCAAACGTTGGATTTATGTTTACTCCGGCTTTTGCTTGTGATGCTTTCCATTGCAAATTGTCATAGTAAAATAAACTACCTGCAAATTCAACACCTTGTGTAATAAGCACTGTCTGTAAATCTTGAGGTATAGCGTCAGCTGTTTCGATTAAAGTTATTTGGCGTCTATTATTAGTTGTTATAAACTTTACTTCATAAATTTTTCCGTTAACAAGTATATCAGTATCGGCTGCAAATAGTACACGCATGCCTTCTGCTAATGCAACACCATCAACACTATAACCTAATGATCCTTCAATTATTGAAAATACATCTGTTGTATAGTTGTCAATTAAGTCAATATCTTTTTTAGCAAATACTCCGCTATTGTGTAACTTTAATCCTGGTTCAAATTCAATAATAGGTCTTTTTGCTCTAGCACTTTGATCTATATTACTTGGTTGATTATTTCTTAATGCTGCATAATCAATAACATCTTTGTGGAACCATCTATTGTATCTTGCCCAAGGATTTTTATCAGGAGCAGCTCTGTTTATAATAATGTAATCTTTAGTACCTGCATAACTGCTTTGGTTTGCAAAAGGTAATCTATCAAATCCTTCGCTATCAAACAAGACAGCTTTTTCGGAAGCATAAGCAGCAGGAATAATTAAGTCTTTATCTCTAACTAATGTTATTTGGCTTCCGACTCCTTCAACATAATATGTTCCTTCACTATATGTATTTGGAGTAACTTTTCCTAAGAATTCAACTTTAAGACCATTTGTAAATTTAACACCATTAGAACTTGTGTATTCTTTTTTGCCAATAATTTCTGCATCTATATTAATTGCTGTATTTTCTTCAATATCAAAAATTCTTACTTGGCCGCTAGTATTCAAATCATTCTTACTAATATAGAATAAGAAGTCAGGAGCATTTAACGGAATAGTAAATTCTATTACTCCGCTTTCAATATATACATTTGCAATTTCTGTACCTTCTTCATCAAATCTAGATATTCCATTAGGATATAATTCACTAATGTTTTCGTCATCTCCGATTTCAATACCGCCTTCACGTGGCTGTACAATAAATTCTCCAAGATCATATGACTCGCCAAATAATGTAGCATCAAATAATCCTTCTCCTCTAACACCTTCTCTTGTTGCTGTTATTACAGAATTGCCAGGTGTAAATGATCTTGATACTGCAAATGCCATTGGGTGGCCTGGTGTATCAATTTCAAACCTATATGTTTGACCTCTATATAATACAAGATTTGGGTTAGCAGTTAGTCCGTCTGGAGTAAACAAAAATGCAGTATCTTCTCCGGCAGTAGTTAAGCCTACTGAGTATGTACTTGTGACTGATTGAGATTGTCCTAACACTTCAACTGTTTGTGGACCAGTTGGTAACCAATAGTATTCTCTAAAGTTTACAAATTTATCCCAATCAATATGTGGGTTCCACGGATGATAATCTTGGGCATAAGTTTCTGAATGATTAGTAGTGTTGCCGCCAAATACACCTATTTGGTTTGTAATATCATTATAATCTTTGTAAAAATTAACAGTACCTAATTCGTCCTTTTGAACTATAGCTGGTTCAAATTGATAGTCTGTTCTTTGCTTAGATACGTCAGGAACATAATTATCTCCCGGTACAAATGCTTTTGCTGTTGTTCTTCCATAATAAGATGTAAGTTTTTCAGCTACGCCAGGTTGTATTAACTGATCTAAAGTTGCTTGTAAAAAGTTTACGTTTGCTGTTGTTCTAAAGTAACGAGGTAATAAATCTGAGCTACGTCTTTTTTCACCGCCTTCGCCCGGTAGTGGTTTATCGTTTTGATTATCTATAGCCATTAGTAACTATAACCTCCGCTTGAAGAACTTCCCGAAGAACTACTAGAGCTACTTGAAGAAGAACTTGAACTGCTAACATTTGCTACATTACTACTACTTCTTGTGCTTAATACAGGAGCACTTTGTACCCCTACTACTTCTGCTGGTGTAGACGTAACAATTTTTCCAGACGACTGTAATTTAGAAGAAGTAATTTCGTCAATTACATCAATATCTTTTACTGTTGCGCCATTTATAAATATTTCATCGTTTTCTGAATTAATTTGGAATAGGCTTCCAAATGATTGATCTGCTTGTTCTGGAACAATAAGAAAACTTACTAAATCAGGACTCATAAAATTCATTACATAAGAACTAAGTTCTTGAAAATAAAATGTGTCTCCAAAGTCCCAATTTTCTGTGCTAAAGAATCTATTAATTAAAGCAACTATACGTGATTTAATATCATTGTCATTTAGTACAAGATCAGGATTCTTTACAACTTTAAATTTAACTTGCAAGTCAGGCATTGCTTTTGATCCAAATAATACTTTGTACTTAACAGGGTGATATATTATTTCATCACTTATTGATTTAATTGCATTTAACTCTTTTCCATAAAGTCTAAATAATTCATCACTGCTAGGTGGCTTTGGTTTCATTGGCATTTCGCCTGAAAGATAAAGTCTAAACTGTGTATCATAATTTCTACTTAATACATGAGTATCAATAATATTACTTAAACTTGGATCTATTCTATTTTCAGAATCAGCTACATGTAGGTAGTTAAACTTCAACGAGTTTCTACCAATATATGCTCTATAATTTGAAATTGTAGTTAAACTATTTGCAGTTGAATTATACTGTTTAAATACAGCTTCTTCAACTAGATAAAATATCTTTCCGTTGTTATTACTAATACGCTCTACTGCTGCTTCGTTTGTTACTTGTATAATATCTGCATTAGTATTATCAAAATATTTAAAGTCTTCAACACCATCAGACGTAGTATATAATTTTTGGTATATGTACTCATTAGCATTAACTATTTCTTCAAATATTTCAGGGTCATCAAATATGCCATCATTGTTTGAATCATAAAATGTTACTTCTAATTTTCTAGTATCTCTGTATCCTGCTGGATCTCTAAATTCTTTAGCTGCACTCCATGTATAATCTTTATTAAACGGAACTCCAGAACCATCAGGTTTTGAATTAATAGACAAAACATCTATTTTGTCTTTAAGAACTTTACCTGTCCTCGGATTAAAGACTTTATTTGCTTGATCAAAATAAAACTTTAGTTCGTCAGCACTTTCAAAAACATATCTTAAATTTCTGTAAGTTATTGTATATGTTTCACCATTTGTTTTGAAGTAAAGCAACCAACTAGAATCTAATTGCTGTCCACTAACATCGCCTGTTTTACCTGTACTAAAGTCAGCTGTTGTATTAATGTTATCAGCTGTAATTAATTTCCAACGTCTTGCAATATCGTCATATCTAATAGCATAATCGTTGTAAGCAAATGTTTGGTCAATAATCTGTGTCTTAAGGTCATCTAATAATACCGAAGACAATTTAGGTTTAATTTGTGTCAATATTGGTTTGATATTTGCATCGCCGTTTGAAACAGGTAATATTTCATTTAGAATAATATTTCCTATGTTGTTTGTTGTACCAGTACCGTCACCTGTAACACTTACAACCTTTACCCATCTATATAAAGATGCGTTTGGATGATCAGCTGGTCCAGGCATTATAATATTTTCTGCATCGTCCATAAAGTGATAACCTTCTGGTGCAGCAAATCTTAACATCGATCCTGCTTCAATTAATCTTAAACTATTACTTGTAAATGCTCCAACTTTATATGATACTGCATCTTGGTCAATAAAGTTACCTGTGTCAGCATTAGTTGACGTAGATGTTGACGACCATCGTGCATTTAAATCAGTAACAATAATTTTTGGATATTTTGCCCAATAAAAGTTTTTCATATTAGTGCTAGTTAACAATCCTTGTATAGTATTATAAATTACACCTTCAACATCACTTTGTGTTACAAAACTAAAGTTATTCTTTTCGTCAAATTTTTGCTGGTACAAAATACCATCTGTTCCAAATAAATTTGTATTACTGTATTTTCCTGTAGTATCCTTTAAATCTAAATATCTGCTTATTCCGCTGCTAACTCTATTAACTGATCTTGTCTTAATAATATCTTGGCTTACACCCAATGGTGCAACATTATAGTCTTCGCCTGTAATCATTCGATTTTGAGTATAATACGTTGCAGGAGCATTTGATTTTATGCTTTCATTTGACTCACTTTGTGTAGCATTATTAACAGCATACTTAAGACTCATTGTTATAGTAAGTTTTTCGTTAGTATTTTTTCTACTAATGTAAGGTATAGAAATAGTAATATTTGACATACCTGCAGGATTAACAGAAAGATTTCTGTTAGCACTTGTTCTATAATATGTTCTAAAGTTGCCAGCTGGAAGATTGCCAAATACACCGTCACTAAACACTAGATTAATTCTATCACTAACTCTTGTAGCAACTGTAAATACGTTTCTAATATTTTTAGACAAACTATTATAGATAATATTGTTACCTTCAACAGCAGCTAGTTTTGACCAAAGTTCGTTTTCAAATCCATTTGAATCAATGCTGTATAACCAGACATCACTGTTGTTTATGTTTGTTACATCAATAGCAATATTTTGATTAGGCGTTGGATTTTCAACAAAAAATTCTCCAGACTTTAGTGTTCCTTGTCTAAAGTGCATAAAGAAACCTGTATTAGAACTGCCAGCACCTCTGCCGTCATCTCTAAATAGAAACGCAGGATTATTTCCTGGTAACGGTGGTTCTTCTAATATTTCTCCGTCTTGAATATCTGTACTTACTGCTTCAAATGCTACAGTAGTTCCTTCAACAGTTTTTGTAAACTTAAATCTTGGAATATCTGTGTTTAAAGAATTTAATCTGTACTGCTCTGTAGATATGCCTGATACTTGTTCATTCTTTAGAGGTGTACCTACGCCGTTATTTGCAGGCAATGCTGCATTAAGTATTTTTGTAAATTGCTCAAACCAAGAGCTGCTACTAGCATCGTTCCAATTGACTGTAATACCAGCTAAATTTGTTCCTGAACTATCAATAAGTGTTTCAGTAGTTTTTATGCTATCAAACTTTAATAGCCCTGATGCTGCTTGATTTCTTTTAGGATTATAAGAAATTAGTCTTGCTAAACGTAATATGCTTTCTCTACGTTCTGCTGTTTCAAGAAAGTTTTCTCTAGCATTTAAATCTGTTCTAAATGACAGATTTTGGCCGAGGAAAGCTATCATGTCAATTAGTGCTAAGAATTCACTAGATTCAATATAATCGTTAAAGTCTTCTGGATAATTTTGGCGCAGATAATTAATTAAAGTTCTGCGTAGGCTATCAAAATCATAACTTTGAAAATCAGCATTCCTGTATGATTGGTATATGCGTTTCCAGTCTTCTGTTACTAACAGTCGATTTTGTCTATCTGTTGATGACATTGGCAATTCCTCATTTGTTGTAGTATTTAGCGTTAGAGATTAACTACTACTATTATATCAGGCCGGCAGCCTGATCAAACTTAAATCGCAATGTTTCGGATATATCGAAAGCTATATATGTTAAATCTGCTTCAATTTGAAGACCAAACTCATACGGAGTAACAGTGATAGTGTTAACTCCTACTCTAGGATCATAGTTTATAATTTCTGTAACGTTTTGAATTACTGCTTCTTTAACATCGTCAGTAAACGGTTCAAATAATATGTCCCAAATAATTGTACCAAATTCAGGATCTGATAATTTTTCGCCTTGTCTAATATGAAAGTGATTTATAATATCTTGTTTAATAATATCTAAATCGTATAATGCATAAGAATCTTTACTAATATCAACTGTTGAAAATCCTCTATAAGACCTTCCTTGCTTAGTATCCGTGGCTCGTGCAGCATTTTTTACTGTAACTCTTTTGTATAAATTCTTTTCAATAGTACTCATAACGTATTTACCTTAAACTGTTGCTGTGTTTCCTGATCCACCGACTGACCTTGCACCAAGTACATAGTACTCATCTGGCTTTGTACCATATGCGTCAGCTTGTCCACGCTGTCCATTTCTCCAGTTCTTCATTGCAGCAGCACCTAATAAATGTGCGCCTGCTAACATGCCTGCCTTTTTATCGTTTGCATCGCCGGAACGTATGCCGCCGTTGTTTGTTAGATATATGTAGTTTTTATTTGTATATGCTATCATTGCTTTTTCTTGGCAATTACCAACATTTGTTAACCAATCTTGTTTGTTGTTAACGCCATCTTTGCCTGTCCAAGCAGCTGGATTATTAAGTGTTCTGTTATTACCACTAGAACCTAAAATAATATATCCTGCTTCTTGACACGCTAATGATCCAAATTGATACTTACCTGAGTAGCCAATAGTATTAACAACATCATATTTGTTGCCGCTTTCACGCTGTCCAATTGCACTCATATAATTTGCAGTTTCACTTCTACTAAATCCTGTAATTGTTCCAGGAACTTCAGAAGCAGATAAAACAGGAGCAGCTAATGTTCCTGGCTGTTGAAGAGCAGAATCAAGTGTTCTGTCAACTGTTGGATCTAACGGATCGCCTCCTGCTGATAAACTAAATCCTCCTGCACTACTGTTTGAGAAACTTGATATCGCAGGGTTAAGAGATGAAACTTGCTGGTTTGTATTTTTTCTAAATGTATCAGGTGTCTGAGCCGGTCTGCCGTCTATTAGTTGTCCAACTTGCTCTCTATCAGTTTCTTCTAATTTAAATGATTGCGGATTTTGATTTTCATGATGCGGCCAAGGTTCGTGCTGCGGAGATCTTGCTAGAATACTTTGGTACGTTCCTGGAACACTAACACCCGGAGTAATTTGAGGTAATGAAATTAAAGGCAGTCTTACAACTGGTTCAGGAGTTTCTGCTGGACCTGCTGCGCTTGCGCTACCGGACAATCCACTATTCCAATGTACTTCTCCTGCATCCCCTGAAAGTATACCCGGAGCTGCTAAACTAATATTAGATCCTGATGATACTAACGTACTTGATGCTGAAGTAATATTAACATTTGCTCCTGCTTGTAGATTCATAGCTGCTGTTGAAATAACATTTACAGCAGCATCAGAATCTATATTAGTTGCACCTGCTGATTTAATATTAACAGCAGCACCTGCTTCTGCTTTGATTGCTGAACCAACAAGCAATTGATGACTAGCACCAACAGTTATTTTAGATTCTGTACCTACGTCTAAATTAAAGGCATGCTTAGATTCAATTTGTACTCTGCCAGCTTCATTTCCACGTCCATCTTTATTTGCAAAGTTTGCATATCTAGCACTTGCTTTCATATTGATGTTTCTACCCGCTTCTACATTAAAGTCTCTAAATGCAGTAAAGTTTAAATCATTTTCACTGTTAACACTAATACTATCTTGACTATGAATATCTATTTTACCATCACTAGTAATTTCTATCCATGCAGTTCCACGTGAGTTAGCAATATAAATTAAATCTTCTGAATTGTGTAGTAAAATTTGATGACCAGTACGTGTCCTAAATCTTAATAATTCGTTGTGTGGTATAGTTTCGTCGCCGCCTGCTTCACCTGCTTCTAAACTAGCATAGAAAGGCGGTGCTTCTTCTGCATGTCCTTTCCTAAGTAACTTATCGTCACCGTCATCCATAACAATACTAGAACCGCCTAAGCGGCTTGCATAGTAATTTGTTTTATTTTGTTCTGAACCTGTGTCAAGTGTAGGTGCTCCAGGACGTTTATCTGTTGGGCCTGGTGTTGACATACCAAAAACTCCGCTAGGAACTTCTCTTCTAGCACTTGTAGTTGTAGTACCTCGTGTTTCGTCTGATATTAATCCTTGAATTTGTAAAATTTGACTAAAGTCTTTGTTGTAAGGTTTTACAAATCTAGTTGGATCTTTACCAGTACCTGTTTCAGTTTTCTTGTTATATTCGCCTACTGGTAATTTAATACCTTGTAAATCTTGAGGAGTATTAGGAGTAGTTAAGTCAGTACTTGCTCTTCCGTCAGGAACCATAAAGTTCATATTTTCGTCTTGAATACACCCTATCCAATAAGCATAGTTTGTATTATCTTCTACAAACATAACTAGAACTTTTGTTCCAACATCTGGCGGAACAGCCCAAAAGCCATAGCTTTTTTGTGTATATTCATAGCCGTCGTTTGCTGTTGTACCCATTGACGGAGTAACCCCATAAAATGGACTTAGATATTTACATGTTACAAGTTGGCCAGTTCGTTCAGGATTGTTACCAGAACCATTCTTAAGAAGTTCAACTTCTAATGTTCCCATATTATAAGGATCAAGATGATTAACAATAATTGCTTCATATGGGCCACCTGCTTTTGGCGGACCAGCACTATTGACTGTTCTTGATAACGTATTTGGCCTAGACATTAATGTACTCCATTAAATTGTTCCTTAAGACGGTCCTGAAGAACCACTGTACTGTTCAAAAGGTTCACCATTTTGCTGATGTGTCAATTTGTATTGTCTGTCCCATTCAGCTCTCTGTTCTCTTTCCTGCGGATCAGTCGGTCTTGGATCTACAGCTTCAAACGCCGGAGCATTTTGATGCTCCGCAGTACTATGTGTATTAGATCCGCATTCTTTACACGCAGCAAGATTTCCTTGTGGAGTATTTACTCCTGCACCAGTACTCCCTAGTCCACGTTGTGATCCTAGTTGTGCAGCAGCATTGGATAATGTAAATACTTTTTGTCCAGTACGATAATCATATCTATTATCTAAAGGATCTGTTGGTAAGTATGGTCTATTAGGCACTGTTTGTATTCCGCCACTAGATCCTCGTGCAGTTAAATTGCTAGGTAATTGTGATGCAGCAGCAGTTGCAGGCGAAACTGTAGATAATGATGTTACATCAGGACCTGCGCCTCCAAAAGGATCTAATTGAGCAGCTATATTAGTAACATCAGGCAACCCTGGAACATCTGGTATTTGAAGTTTTCCTCTTGGGTCAAATGAGTCTGGTGTTAAATTTGCTATTTCAGTTGCCTTAGCAGCAATTTTTCGTGTTGTTGCTTCTAATCTTGCTTTTTGAGTTTCGATAATAGTGCCAACAGGACCTGCGGCTATATAATCTCCTTTTTTTAAGAAATTGTTAATTGCCATTATTGCGCTCCGCCTGTTCTAGCTTGAGGTGTTTCGGTAGCAGGTAGAGACGTTGCACCACCAGAAGGAATTACTCCTCTGCGTAGACCTTGAAGTGATCCACCTTCGTTTGATGCAGCTGAGAAATGCATAGCATCTTTGCTTTTTCCTGTCCAGGCTCCGCCCCAACCCATTCCGTATTTGTTTGCTAATGCAACCATTTCACTACCTGTGCCGCCTGCTGGCATGTCTGTTATATAGTTTGGACCAAATGGGTTTTCAGGAGGGTTAATATCAATAGCAATGCCGCCGGAGTGCCAACTCAGTGTTGACGTTTTGCCAATATATCTATAATTATAGCCGCCAATGCTGTATATTTCATACCCGTAGACATTTTCTAATTCGTCAATCATTGCTTGAAACTGCGGTGCTAGTGATGCTGCTACTTGTGTTGATTTGCCTTT